TACTATGGAAGAAGGATTTGCTGAGGCAACAGGTGAAAAATATGGCACAGCGAGTATTAGACAATCAGGCACAGCAGGTTATACCTCTTTAAAAGGCATAATGACACCTGAAGAATTTACAGAATATAATAAATTAGATACAGATGGTCAAATGGCATTTCTACGAGCATTAGATCAAAAAGAGCAAGAGAGAAGAGCAACTATTTTAAGATTAAAAGAACAAAAAATTACTTTTGATAAAAAGAATGCCGACTTAATAGAAAAATTTAAAACTGAAGATGAGGGCATAATTAGTCCAGATGACCAATTGTTACGAGATGATACAGCATATAGAAATAGAACAAAAAGTTTAACGGAAGAAAGTCAAGCGTTTGCTTCAACAAATGTTATGCCTCCTAGTATGAATGTTGTAACAGGTGGCACTACAAATACAACATCATCAAATACAACGGTAACTAATATTGCTGAGTCAACAACTACAAGTGATATGAATGCTAAGAAAATATTTAAGACGGCTTAGTAGATACCTAATTCTTTTTCAGTAAAAATTTTAAATTGTAAACCATTATCATTACAATAAACATCAGCGGCTTGCCATTTAGCCACATTTTTGATATATTCTAAACTCTCTCTCATAAATGCTTTAGATTTCTTTAGTTTAGGCGTAGGTTTTTTAGTTTGAACAGATGGTTTTATCTCTATCATATATCGCTTGCCTTTTTTGGTCTTTATGATAAAGTCAGGATAGTACGTGTGTCGTTTTCTATCAATAGGATTGACATAAGGTATACCTAATTCTTCACTTGCCCAATATATAATATCCTCGTTACGGTCACAATACACCATAAACTTACGCTCCCAATTAGAACGATAAACTATTCTTGTAGGATCGCCAGCGTATTTCTTTGGATTACTTGGTCGGTAAATACCTTTGTATGTTGCTCGTTTTCTCATATAAATATTAGTAATATATAGGATATTTAGATGGCTTCAATAAAACTAGGACAATTAATCAATTTAGGTAGTGGCATATTAAAGAATGCTCTTGCCTCTCAACAATCAAAGTCAATGGCACAAGACTTGTTAAAAACTTCTAAACTGGAGTTAAGAGACAAGAAGGCGCCTACGGCTCATATGCAATCTGATCCGTTAGAGTTTACTAACATAAAATTTCCAAGAGATTTAGGCAATACAGATCAAGGCCATTATATGATTTTCTATGTCATATCAAACACACATAGTAAATTCGCTGATAAACAATTTAATGAAGATTTACTAGGTTCTGCTTTTGTAACTGAAACAGCCACAGGTGCTGGTAATGTAGGTGATAGTGAAACAAAATATAATGTAGCAAGATTAAGAGATGGTAGAACAAACTCAGCAGTAAAGATTGGTAGACCTACAAAAAATAGTGTGACTTCAGAAAGATCAACTCATAATGTAGCAACAGCGGCTGTAGCATTGTATATGCCACCAGGAATAAATGTCAAGTATGATGTGGCAAATGGCCCTACTGAATTAGGTATGGCAGGTGTAGGTGCTAGAACAGGTATCGCTGTAGCAGGTGCTAAAAATGATGAAGAACAAATGAAGGCATTTTTAAGTGGTTTAGGTGGTATTGGTTTTGAGGCAGCTAAAAGATTAGGTATTGGAACTTTAGAGGCTTTTGGCGCTGGTGATGTTGGTGGTGCCATAACGAAGATAACAGGTTTTGCTGAAAACCCATTTAGCGAGGTAGTGTTTGAAAAAGTAAATCATAGAGCATTTAATTATTCATTTAATTTAACTGCTAGAAACAAAGAAGAAGTTGAAGACATAAACAAAATTATAACACTATTTAAATATCATATGCATCCAAGTTTAAGTTTTGATGTGGCTGGTGGTAGATATTTTAAAGTGCCTAGTGAGTTTGAAATACATTATGCTTATCAAGGTCAACTTAATAATTATCTAAACAAAATTAGTAGATGTGTATTGACAGGTTGTGAAGTAAACTATGGTGGTGACCAATTTAGCACGTTTAGACAATTTGATGGTGATGGCGCTGCTCCTGTACAAATATCAATGACATTATCATTTACAGAAACAGAGATAATGACAAAAGAAACTATAGCACAAGGTTACTAATATGGCAAAGTATTTTGAAACATTTCCAAAGTTGTTATATGACATTGATAACACAAAGAATTTTAAGTTAGTTACAGATATTTTTAGAAGAATAAAAGTTAGAGAACAACTAAAAACTAACGCCGCTTTATTTTCAACGTATGATGTGCCGAGTGGTGAAACACCAGAGACTACATCATATAAACATTTTGGTACAACAGACTATTTTTGGATTATATTGTTATTAAACGATATAACAGACAGATACTATGGCTGGCCATTATCAGACCAAGATTTTGAAAAATATGTAAAAGACAAGTATGCTCAACCATTAGGCGTACATCATTATGAAATTACACAATCAAGTGGGCCTACAACAGGCAATGGACCAGATGACTATTCACACAAGATAGAAGTAAATAGTACAGAGACAGGTGCCGAGGCAGTTACAAACTATGAATATGAAAGACGAGAACAAGATAAAAAAAGAAACATCAAATTACTTGATCCTAGATATTTACCTATGTTCTTGGAAGAATTTGAAAGGTTGATTAGAAGATAATGCTATGGCTAGTATAAATGAAGACAAAGAACTTTTAAGATACGCTGGCGATTTTAGATTAGAACTTTGTAATATTATATCTTATAGAACTGATCCCGACAACGCAACAGAATCATTAAGAATTAATATCTTACCACAATTGATGAACTTGTCAATAGTTGAAGATATATCTATGGAATGTATTACAGGTGAGATAGACTTGGCTGACGCTCAGGATATTAGAACGGTTTTACCATTAACAGGCCTAGAAAGATTAGAACTAAAACTATACACGCCTGGCTCTGCCAAAGAGGACAGAGTTGACACAAGCGAAGAAACAAGCGACCCATTTTACATTTACAAGATAGAAAAGATTAGACCATCAGGTGGTACTGGTCGTCAAATGGTTTACAGATTACATTTTACAAGTAGAGAGGCATATAGAAATAGTATTACAAAAGTTTCACGTGCCTTTGAAGGACCTATTGAAAATGCTGTAGCAGAGATACTAAAAGATGAAAAATACCTTGATAGTAGAAAAAAATGTTACATAGAAGAATCTAAATCTAATTCAAAGTTTGTAATACCAAATATTAGACCATTTAAAGCAATAGAGTTTCTAGCCACACAAACAATATCACAAGTATATGAAAATGCCAACTATCTATTTTTTGAAACATTGAGAGGTTATCACTTTAGATCAATTGAGTCATTATTGGCGATACGAGGACATACAGCAAGACCAGTTGTTGAGAAATATCACCTACAACCAGCCAATACAAGAACTGGTGGTAATGTAGATGTAGAGCAGGCAATGAGAAGTGTAAAACATTATAGTTTTGATGATCCTGTAAACACACTAGAAGATTTGTCCGAAGGCCTATTTGCCAGTCGTATTGTAGATACAGATTTGTTTTATAAAACAATTGAAACACACGATTTTGACTATCACAGCACGTTTGGTAACTTTTTTCATACTGAACACAGCGATGGCGCTAGATCAGGCATAAAATTTATACAACCACACTCGGTGTTTGATAACACAAAAAAGACATTATCAGAGCAACCATTACAAAAGTTAATGAACACAACGGCAACAAGTAAAGTACATAACGACTATGATCCTGTGCCAAATAGAGACTTAATATCAAATTCTATATCACAGAGACAGCAATTAATGAACAATAATCTAATCCTAAACGTTCCAGGCAACACCAAAGTACACGCTGGTGATCTTATATCATTTAGTTTGCCATCAGCAAAACCAATCAATCCTGGTGAGAGCCAAGAGTTAAATCCTTACTATTCTGGCCGTTATCTAGTATTACAAATAAAACATAAGATAAACCGTATAGATAATAAACACGAAATGGTTATTAGATGTTCAAAAGACGCTGTACGTAATATGTTGCCAGTCAATACAGAGACCGACTTGGTAAGATTAAAAGACAAAGACAATTCGCAGATAATATCAGTATTTGAAGATGACGAAAGATACTTACAGACATTATCAGCAGATATAGATAAAACAAAGACGGAGGTATTAACATAGGCTTAGAGATTCTTTGAGAATCCGCCGAGTCCGACGCTTCCGAGGTAAATATGATAGAAATAATACTAATAATTATATTTTTTGCTATGATAGGATTGGCCAGCCTTAACTGGTCATTGATACAGGCCATTATAACAGAAAATGAAAGACAGGCAAGAGAGAGAACTTACCTGAGCAAACAAAGAGAGAACAAACTCAACGAAAACAGATAAAACTATGAAAGATAAAATAAAAAACATTAGAAACTCATATAATAACACTCTGGCCTCCCTTCAGGACGGTCTATATAGTATAAAAACACTATATTTCTTTAAGGGAATGAGTGGTGTCAGAGAATATATCAAAGATAAAGTCAGTTTAGCAACTGCCTTGTCTTGGATAGTAGGCCGTAATAAGAGGAAAGACTAGTACGCAACGGCTGGCGTACACTTTAATTAAATAGGCATTTATGGCGTATAGCGTATTGTTTAAAAGAAAACATTTATCGGTAAAAATAAAATGATTACAGACAAAAATTTTTTAGGCCGTAACGGTTTTATGTGGTTTAACGGAGTTGTAGAGGATCGTATTGATCCTGAATATCTTGGCCGTGTTAAAGTACGTTGTATCGGCCTTCACACAGACGACAAACTACAATTACCTACGGCCGATTTACCGTGGGCACAGGTCGTATTGCCTGTCTCATCAGCGGCCATTTCTGGTTTAGGTTTTTCT